GTTGCTGCTGACCAGTTCAAGTCCTATGACGAACTGAAAAAGCGTCTGGACTATGTTCTGGGTAACAAGGGCACTCCTCGTCTCCAAGAGGAAGACTATGAAGAGGAAGAGAACACCCGTGGTTCTGCCCGTGAACTCACCGAAGACCTCCGCAGCGACCTGAACTCTCTGCAACCCACTCGCTCCTCTTCTTCTGATGAAGATGAAGACGACGATACCCTGTCCTACTTCGCCCGTCTGGCAGAAGAGTGATATGGGAGAGGCACTAGATGCCTGGATGAACCTAAGTTACGGAGAAGGGTTTCTCTTCTCCCTCTGGGTCATCGGCATGTATTACATTAAACTACGCATGGACCGTAAGTTTGGGCGATGAAGTACAATCAAATCTGTCTGACCCTTCTAGTGGTCGCAGCATATGTTAACTTACTATTGAAGTGAAAACTGACTATTACATTGACAGAGTAAGTAAGACCGAAGCCGCAGAGTTACTTCTGCGGTTTCATTATCTTAAAGATATTTCAAAAGGTTTCAAGTCAGGATATAACTATGGTCTTTATAAGAAAAACGACTTCTCACCTCTAAATATTGGTGGTATTCAGGGAGTGATTATATTCACTGGACTCCCTGTTCCAGAAGTAGCGCAAGGAGCATTCGGTCTTGGAAGAAATGAACAGCAAGGACTCTTCGAACTCTCTAGACTCTGCATCCACCCAGATACGCAGTCACAAGAGTACAACATTACTTCTTGGTTCGTTGCAAAAGCGATTAGACAGTTTCGCAAGGACACAGAAGTCTCAGCGATCATTTCTTATGCTGATTCTGAGTATCATGACGGCACAATTTATCGTGCTTGCAACTTTAAATATTGTGGGCTTACAGATGCTAAGAAAGACTTCTACTACGCCGACGGCACCAAACATTCACGCGGCAAAATAAAAGGTGCTGAGGGAGAATGGAAAGACCGCTCCCGCAAGCACCGTTACGTTATGATGTTTGATAAGAAGTTGAAACTACTATGGTGAAGTATTTCTAGTATTTTCAGTTCTTATAAGTCTATCGTTCACATACTGAGATGATCTCTGATAGTACATTGCTGACCTAAAGTCTTCGATGTACTGTTGGAGATATCCTGGTTTTAGAAGGTAAATACCACGCTTCTCTTCGTTCTTTTTAACTTCGTATTCGTAGTTAGAAACACCTCTTGTTGGGTTCAGAGTTGCAAGAGGATTGGATGGGTCTGGAATAGTGAAAGTCTTATCTACTACTTTCCCAGCAGGAAGAATAAGTCTTCCAGAAGAGTCTTTGACTTCTGTTGTTTCATAATATTTTACGTCAGTTAGTTTCTGAATAGTGTACTTCTCTTCTGAGAAGCGATACAAGTCTCTATCAGAAAGTGGCCATTGGTCTCTTACGTTAGTGATATTTGCTGACATAAGGACCACCCAGTCATAGTCTGGTGAACCATAGATTTCTTCTGCAACTGTGTCTGGTCTTGCACCATCTCTTATCTGATACTTATTGAAGAGCGTGAATACATTCTGTAAGTCGTCACGAAGTTTTGCCCTTCTGAATAAGTTCTTGACAGTTACATAGTCGAGTGATGAGTTTCTATCACTTACTACTGACTGGTATTCTAAGTCTGGAAGTTCTCTGAAATAACTCATTTTAGTAACCTACTCCAAGTTTTCCTTCTTTATCTTCTGTATAGTCACTAGCATAAATTGGGTTGAGTTCTTTGAATGTCAAGGACATTTGGATGTGAACTGGTGTTCCATCTTGATAAGTTGCATAAGTTCCTGATGCTGTATAGTTCAAACTCATATCGACAAGTGCCATTGGTTTGAAACGGTTCAGGAAAGGATGATCTTTTCCACCAGTCTTAAACTTAACTATAAAGATATCTGGCGACTTGATAAAAACCTTTCCAAGTTTTTCGATAGACTCATCTTTTGCTGCTGCCGATTCTTTAAATGCTCTTATGATCTTTTTCACTTCTCTTGCTTCTCTTTGATCTCTTGGAGCAAAGTCGAAGACAAAGGAGAAACTCCTGATGTTTACACCCTGGAACAATAACTCAAGGTTTGGGTTGAGGATTTGTCCAGTGGATCTTGTTATGACTGACTGCAAACTAACATTACCACCAAGAGTGTTATATAATGCTCCACCTATTGTTGCATTAATAACATCTTTATTTTGACCAACTATTCCCCCAAGACCGCCAACAGCTTGGAAGAATTTTGATACTTGACCTTTTGCTTCTTTGAAACCTTGTACTCCTTCTGTTGCTGCACTCAATCCAAATGCTTCGAGAGGGTTTACTCTATCATCTCCCCAGGTGATGGAGTTTGTATCTGATAAGTTTTGTGGTATGGGTAGGTAAATATATTTTTTTGCCTTTTTCTTTCTATTTGCTTCAGTTCCAGTTCTAATAGATGTTAATGCAATACTATCATTTTGTTTGGTTTTTTCATCTTGAAAGGATACAGTCGCACTCTGACCAGTATTTAAAAAACCAGGAGGTTCATATTCTATAACCTGAATCTCCATGTAGTCACTCTTATTCTCAATTCTTTTCAGGGGATATCGAAGAGACTGTGCCTTTTTAGGCTTTTCTCCTCCTCCAGAACCAGTCTTATTAAGATCAGTTCCTTCCTGTGCCAGGTTGTACCCAAGTGCAGAATCAGGCATTTATCCTTTTCTAACTATTTAGACGGAACTTTCCAAAAGGAATACCCTGCAAATCTTTTACTTCCGATGAGTAAACTTCATATATTCCACCAGGAACTTCATTCCATGTGTATTGGCGTGTTTCTGACCAATGGAAGTTGATACCGCGAAAACCCCAACCAAACACATCAGTGACTGCTACGAATGGGTTTTGATCATATTGAATGTTTGGAGTTTTGGGGTTGTAAACGAAGATGTAGAACTTTCCAGACTCAACTTGTGTCGGTGGTATTTCATTTAAAACTTCTATCAGTTCAAGCATGATATCATCTGGGTCTTCTGTTCCAACTAGACCATCGGTGACAGCACGAACACGGTTACGGTTAGTATCAGTATCCGTAACCTTTTTTTGTTTTTGTTCTTTAACTGTCTTTCTTGGCATTATTTGATACCTAGTTCTTTCTCAGTAAAGACTCTGAACTCAAAACCTCTATCAAGACACCATTCTTTTGCTGCTTCCCACTTTGCCTGGTTTCTAGCATACTCATATGCCTCACGCAGGTAACCTTTTGTCTGCCTCTTTGGTTTTGGTGGAGGAGCAGTTTGACGTAGAGGTTTGATTTCGATGATATATTTTTTAATTTTACCAGAAGACTCTTTTACTTTGATGTAAAAGTCTGGGAAGTATCTGTGTGCTTTATTGTCTATTGGAGAACGATACCACACGAACATTTCTTCACTACCCCATTCCAAGATACACTCATTCATATCACAATATCTCATAAACTTACGTTCCCAAAGAGAACGATAGATGATATTGGTTGGGTCTCCTTTGTATTTTTTGGGATGTGAAGGTTGATATTTTCCCTTATATGACATCTAAATAACTATAACAATCACATATAAGATATTTAGAGTGCCTACTCCAAGAAAGATATCAGAGTTCAAACCACTCGTAACTAACTTAGCACAAACTTCACACTACGAAGTTATTTTTGGTGGTTTGTCTTTCCCACTGAGAGGACACCTTGCATATAGAGGAATTGATGCTCGCTTCATTGGCGAGAGTGTTGGTCTTCTGTGCAATTCTGCCGTTCTGCCTGGAAGTTCTTTGGGAACAGCAGACATTTCTGGAAACTACATGGGTGTCGTTGAGAAGATGGCACACACCCGTTTGTTCACACAAATTGACTTGGAGTTCTATGTTGACAATGCGTACAAATCGTTGAAGTTCTTGGAGCACTGGATAGAGTTTATCTCTTTTGGTTCTGGTGTTTCTCCTTCGAGAGATGGATACTTTTTCAGAATGAGATATCCAGAAGAATATAAGTGTGACAGTACAAAAATTGTCAAGTTTGACAGAGACTACAATAAGCAGTTAGAATATACATTCTATGGGTTATTCCCCATTGCATTGAACTCTACACCAGTATCATATGCAAACTCTGATATCTTAAAAGTTAGTGCATCATTCAACTTTGACAGATATGTTTGTGGAAAGACTTCAAGTTATGCTGTTTACAGCGGGTCTGATAATAACCTAGACATGACATTCAAGGGTTTCAACTTCTTGAATGGTAGCTCACAAGGTGGTGGTTTTGTTCCAATGTCTGCTGGTGCAGCAGGTGCTGGTGGTGTGAGATTTAGACCTCCTAATGTTGGACCAGGTGAAGCAATTGTCAATGATAAACTTACATCAAGACCAGTTGCAAGAGAAAGGGTTCTCTAATTTCCACTCTAAATATTTCTAACTGAACTTTTTGGGTTATTATGCCTTTACCAACCATTGCGACTCCGACGTATGAAATTGAGTTGCCTTCGATTAAAAAGAAAGTAAAATACCGCCCCTTCTTAGTTAAAGAAGAAAAGATCCTTATCATTGCGATGGAGACTGAGGATCCTAAGCAAATTGCAAGAGCAGTAAAAGATGTTATCTCAAACTGCATTCTGACTCGTGGTGTTAAAGTAGACCAACTCTCTACATTTGACATCGAGTATTTCTTCTTGAATATTCGCGGTAAGTCTGTTGGTGAGGACATTGAAGTTCTTATCACTTGCCCCGATGATGGTGTCACCCAAGTACCAACTTTCATCAACCTAGATGAAATTAAGGTTCAGGTGAGTGCAGAACACAATAGGGATATTAAACTTGACGATCAGTTGAGTTTGAGAATGAAGTATCCATCGATGAATGAGTTCATCAAGACAAACTTCAGTGTCGAGAATGAAGAAATCACTGTTGATGACACCTTCGAACTTATTTCAAGTTGTATCGATCAGGTGTACAATGAGGAGGAGTCTTGGTCTGCTTCCGAGTATTCGAAGAAAGAACTGAGTGCATTCTTGGAGCAGTTGAGTTCCAAGCAGTTCAAAGAAATTGAAAAGTTCTTTGAGACAATGCCAAAACTTTCTCATACTATTACAATAACTAATCCAAAGACTGGTGTGGATAGTGATGTTGTTTTGGAGGGACTAACTGCTTTTTTCGGGTGAGTATGGCTCATGAAAACCTTGAGTCATACTTCAAGACTAACTTTGCTTTGATTCAGCACCATAAATATTCATTAACAGAGCTTGAAAACATGATACCCTGGGAAAGGGAAGTTTATGTTACGTTACTTCAACACTTCATTGAAGAAGAAAACTTAAAGAATCAGGCAAATGGCTAAAATGAGGTCGCCAATATTGAATAACTCACCCTCTCAGAGGGAAGTGGATACTACTGTCGATCAGAAAAACGAACAAGTTCTTGCGGCAGTATCGAATTTAGTTGGCGGTCTAAGCGTTAGACTCGATAGAATATCTGCTCAGATGGTAAGTCTGAGCACATCACTGCAAAGTATATCCCAAACTGTCACCACAAATGCTTTCTTAGAAAGACAGAAGGAAGCAATAGAGCAGGAAAGAGAAAGAAGAGCTGCTCAACTTCAACTAAGAGAAGGGCAAGAATCCTTAGTTGAAAGGAAGATACAAAATGCTACTATTGAACCAGCACAAAAAGCAGCAGTAAAGGCACAGTCTTCACTCAAAGGATTGATGGGGTTCTTTACCCTATTACTGACTGGATGGTTAGGTCCAAAGATAATATCTGGTATTAAAGCAGCGTCTAAGTTTACGATTGATAGACTCAGAGAAGCAAAGCAGACCTTTGATAAAGTATTCGAGTCCGCAAAAAATATATTTTCAAACATTGGTCAGGCACTTACTGATATTGTTGGTTCTATTAGTAGAACTACGTCAAGAGTTTCTCAGTCTATCAGAAACGGTCTATTTAAAAAACCAATACAATTTCTTAGAGACTTTATTCAAGGTACAATAGATAAAGTCAGAGGAGTTTTTAAGAGAGATAATAATGGAAATGGTAGTGGAGATGATAATGGTGCAGGTAGTAATACTAACAACAATAATCAACAGCAATCATTTTCACCAACAAACTTACTCTTTAACTTTGGAAAGTCACTTACAACAAATCCACTAGGTCAAACTATTTTTGGTGCTGGTGCCAATATGTTCAATGGTGCTTCACCAGGGCAAGCAGTTTCTGGTGCTGCATCTGGTGCTACTTTTGTTTATGGTTTATCAAAACTTCCTCTTCCATTCCCAGTAAAACTTGGTGCTTCTATCTTTGGTTTTACGCCAATGAGCAACTTGGGGCAGAATATTTTCACCCAAGCACAACAGGGTTCATTGTATGAGGGAATGGACTTCTCCAAGATGTTTGCAGCACCTTCTATATCAACTTCTGCAAATGTTCAACCAGTAGCAACAACTGCATCAGCAAGAGCTGCTAGTGTTGGACCTACACCAGAACCAGAAACTAATGTTGTAGTCACCGCTGGTGGGCAACAGGGGCAGAGAGAAGTTCCTACAGATCTAAATCCTTCTGCTAATACTATTCCAGATATTGCTTCTTCGAATATTGACAACTTCTATGTTTATTATTCTATGGCAAATTATAACGTAGTAGTATAACATGGCATTACCACTCATACGACTAGTTACAATTAAACTTTTAAAGTCTGCAACTAGACTTGAAAATAAAGCAGAGGAAACTAATAAACTTTCTAAGAGTGTTGTAAAGACCTTACAGAGACAGTCTGTATTTAAAAAAGAATCTATTGCTAAGAGAGAAAACATCTATCGTCTGAGAAGAGATGCTATTCGTAGAAAGAACCAAGAAGATCTTGTTGAGGCATCAAAAGCAACGTCTCCAATTTCAAAGATAGGAAAAGCAATAACGAGTTCAACACAAGGATTCTTAGGTAGAATATTGAAAGCGATTGGTTTAACCTTGACTGGTTGGATTGTGAACAATATGCCAATCATTGTATCATTCTCCAAACAACTTGGTGAAAGGATAGTAAAACTAACTCAAACATTATCTTCATTTACATCAAACACGACACGACTATTGCAAGAACTTGGTGGTTTGATTGTTATATTTGCAAGAACCTTGATGTCATTTAACTTTTCTGCAGCAGGAAAGCAGATAAATTCTCAACTAGAAAAAGTCAAAGGTACTTTCAACAGAATGGAAATCGATTTCAGAGATGCTCTGAATCTTTTGATAGAACCTTTTAAATTTGGTGATGATGATGAACCTACTACTGGCGATGATAACCAAGTTCCTGGAAAACCTGGACCACAAACACCAGCAACTGGTGGAAGTGCAGACTTCTGGTTACTTGCGCTGATATCTTTATACGAGAACTCTAATACCCAAGGTGCTGTTGATGTTGCTCAGTCAATATACAATAGAATGGGGTATAGTGGCAGAACAGCAAGACAAGAGATACTTGCCAGAAACCAATATGCACCAGTTGGAGAATATGGTAAAACTGCTGACTGGAATAAAGTTGTAAACAGAGAGACCGCAATTGCACATATTAAAAAATTTGGTGGTAACGGTGCAAGTCCTAATGGTTTAGATAGAGTTGCAAATGCTTTACTCAATAAGTCTATGCAGCAGAGTGCTGCTAAGTTTGTCGGTAATAGACCAGACTTTAGAAGTCAAGGTTTTGAGCAAAAATATGATGACATGACCCAAGACGCCACCAGGCATGGTCAGACATTTGGTTTCAACAAGGGTAGTGCATATCCTGGCAAGAGCAACACTCCTGCTCCTGTTCCCAATATGGGTGCCACAACAGGAGTTTCTGGACCACAACCATTAGGACAACTGGGAACTAGACCATTTGTAGCGGGTGATGTTCTAACACAATCTCTTGGTAGAGGTGTCAGTAATATAGAGGTAACTGACGTTTATGGTTCTAGGGGTGGAAAGCATGGTGGTATTGACATTGCTGCACCCTCAGGAACTTGGATCGCGTTGAGAGTTGACTGTGAGTGGGTTGGTTATAAAGCAGACTTCCCTAACGGTCCTGGAACTGGATATGGGCATGTACTTGATGTTTGGGTCCCTTCACTGAATGTCCAACTTCGTTTCGCACACCTTGCAAGTAAACCACAAACGTTTGCAAAACTTGCAGCAGGGACATCATTTGCTCAGGTTGGAAGCACTGGAAAGTCTAGTGGTCCACACCTTCACTTTGAATATACTACAACATATAATAGTAGTGAATATGGAAGCGATGCTGATCCTTCTCCATATGTTCCATATCTGCTATTCACAAATAACCCCAATAGTTCTTCTTTTGCTGTTCCTGGAAAAGGAAATACAATTGCTCAGGTTTCTTCTACTGGAAGATCGACAGCAATATCTAGTGGTATCACACCAGAGAGACAAGGAAAGACATTGGTAGTTGCTGCTCCACAATCGATGCAACAAAATCCAATGATGATTGGTGGCAGCGGTGGTAGCACTATCATCATCGCTGGTGCTGGGTTAAATAGTCTTATCAAACATAGAGTATTGACGGAGCTCGCTTATACCTAATGTCAACAAAAACATCAGAGTTTCAGACACTAACATTAGAATCGAACGATAAGTCAAAGACGGCTGACATTAGAGGTGGAACATATTCCATTGATTATTATGAGGATATTTTCTCTCCAACTATTACAGCAAAGATAATTGTAATGGATACTGGTGGAAGTATTCCAGATAAAAATGGAGAACCTTCAACAATATATAATGGTCTTCCTTTGAGAGGTGGTGAAAGGTTGTCGATGAAAATAAACGGCAACTCTTCCACAAACCAAGGACTAGATTTTTCTAAACCGAAAGACTATCTCTATGTTTCAAGTATTAGTAATGTTTTAAGTCAGTCCCAAAGAGAAACCTTTCAACTTAACTTAGTATCAAGAGAAGCAATTACTAACGAAACATCAAGAGTTGGTAAAAAGTTTTCGACTGGTTCTTCTATTGATACATCAGTTTCTGATATTTTGAAGAACTACCTTTCAACAGAGAGAATAGGAACTGTTGATAAAACTAGAAATAAGTATGGTTTCATTGGAAACCTAAGAAAACCCTTCACTATTCTAGTTTGGTTGGCATCAAAGGCAGTTCCACAATCTGGTATTGCTGGATATGTTTTTTATCAGACACAAGATGGGTTTCAGTTTCGTTCATTAGATAACCTTGCTGCTCAAAAACCAAAAGCAACATATACCTATGCAGGTGGAAACCAGTCAGACTATTTTAGAAACAATGACTTCCTTATCATTGACTATACAACTGAAAGAAATAACAACCTTGTAGAAAAACTTAGACTCGGAACATACGCATCTCAACGTGTATTTTATAACCCACTAGACTGGACATTCACAACACAGGAGCAAGGTGCATTCAAGTTGCAAAACTATGTCAGCAACACCGAAAACCTTGGTCAGCAGATTAACTTACCAGAAAACTTAGGTAACTTGCCAACTAGAATTATCACACAGATTCTTGATGTTGGAACCTTAGAGGATGATGTTTCTACTGCACCAAACGCAAACCCAGCAGAATATCAGTCGCAAGCATTGATGAGATATAACACTCTGTTTAACCAGACAGTGAGTATGACTGTCCCTCTAAACACTAACCTGAGAGCAGGTGATCTGATAGAATGTAAGATACCAAAGATAACATTATCTAAAAAGAATGAGTTTGACCCCGAAACAAGCGGTCTATATATGATTAAGGAATTGTGTCATCACTTTGATACAGAAGCTTCATATACTTCTATGAAACTTATCAGAGATACATTCGGTCCAAAAAGTAAGAAGTAATGGAAGAAAATTTACTCAAAAGTAATTTTTTAGGGAGAGATGGTTTTAGATGGTGGGTAGGTCAAATCCCACCACTCTCTGCCATGGGAAAACAACCCAGAGGTGAAGGATGGGGAAATAGATATAAAGTCCGTATCATGGGATACCATCCCGAAAGTGCGGTAGAACTTCCAGATAACCAACTGCCTTGGGCACAGGTTATGCTCCCTCCAACTGCTGGAACAGGTGCTGGTGGCATATCACAAGATATCAAACTGCAAGAGGGTGATGTTGTCTTCGGGTTCTTTATGGACGGAGATAACGCACAAACACCAGTAATCATTGGTGCATTAGGTAGGTCAAGATACGTTGTAAATCAGAAGGATAAGCGTCCATTCACACCATTTTCTGGAACCAATGACCTTATAAAAAAAGCAGACGGTAAGACCAGAACAAAAGGTGGCGGTGAGGAAACAAACGAACAACACGCATCATCGGCACCAAATCCAGTACCACTTCCCACTGGAAAAACGCCACAAGGAACTGTCCCAGTCTCCGATGCTGTTGGGGATAACGTTAAGTTAGCAGATAAGAAACCATCTACTCTTGATAAGATATCTAATGCTTTAAATAATTTCTTACGGGACTATCAGAAATATTCTGACGCTATACAAAATGATATTGAGTGGGCTCGTGACTGGTTAAAACAAGAAATTGACTATCGCGTGGAGCAACTAGAAAACATTGTTGCTGGAATGGTTGGTGGTGCAGTTACAGCAGTGATGGATAAACTTATTCCACTTATTAAAGCTGGTCTAAAAATACTCTATGGAACTGTGTATGGATTAGTATTTGCAGCAACTCTGAACCCAACAACCGCAAATAAAGCAGGAGAACTTGCTGAGAAAGCTTTAATACCTGTTATTGTTGAACTTGAAGAAAGAATACCTTGTTTGATTGAGAGTATCATCAAGTCTCTTGGAAACGTTATTCGTCAGATGCTCTATGCTATTGTTGATAACATTGCAAACTTTGTATCCTGTGTTGCTGAACAGTTCATGGGTTCAATAATGAACAGCATCATTGGTCAAATCGCAACTGGTCTTCAGTCTGCTATCAGTGGTTTGAGTAAGATACTTGACTATGTTGGTGGTTTTAACACGGAAGACTTCTTGCGTAGTGTTGGCGAAGCCTTCTTAGGTATGCTTGGTCTTCCAAAGTGTAAAGATGATGATGCTGATGATGATATTAAAGAATGGATTGTTGGTGCTGGACCGAAAGCACCAAACCTCAGTAACATTGATGGTATTTTAGAAGTTGCTAATACTGCATTTGCTATCTCAGCAGAACGTCAAGGAACAGAGAACCCAGTAGAAGGTGTTGGTGAAATAGTCGGCGCATTTGATATATTCAGTCAGGGTATTTCACAACCAGACTTCACAGGTATTAGTGACTGTTTCGCAGGTTTCCCACAGTTCTGCGGACCACCAAAGATTAATATCTTCGGTGGAGGTGGTAGTGGTGCATCTGCCGTTCCATTGTTCGGAAACATTACGCAGGCTGCCAATGGACTCACCGGTGGTATCATTAGTGTCAAGATGACAAACCCAGGTTCTAACTATGTTTATCCACCATTTGTAGAGATAGTAGATAACTGCAACCAAGGATATGGTGCTATTGCTAGATCTATTATTTCTGATGGACAAGTAACTGGCATTTATGTCGTATCTCCTGGTGAAAACTATCCAGCAGAGGAGCAACCATACGTT